AGAAACCAAGACCTTTACTGTATATATAAACAGGTGCTAGGCTCGCTCTGCTTTGTGCACGAAGCGAGAGCCTTGGCTGGACTTGCAGGGGCAATCTGCGGGAACAGTGACCAGCCGTGATGTTGACGCATCTCGTCTGGTCGCTCTTTTTCAATTTGCTACAGTGACTCTTTCCGCTCAGTGCTGAACGGCCCATAGCTCGATCAGACTAATACCTTCAAGGCGTGCTCGTAGAGCATTTGCCTATCTGCCTGGCCATTGGTGCCGCCATTGATGCGTTTGGTGATCGTCAGGAGGTCGCCTTTATCCGCCAAGGTATTGAGTCCAGCACGGTGCCAGAACCAACCAGCCGACATGGCTGCATGCTCTGGGAGCTCCAGGAGTTCGGGGTGCTTGAGCAGATCCAGCCCTAAAGCCTCTGCACACGCAGCGTAGTTGTCTCGCCCGGTGACCTGAATCAACCCCCTGCCCCGATACAACTGACCGTCGTCATCGTCCTCTGGGGTGTTACCCAGGCGCTCAGCCAGCCGCCCGGTATCGTACTTATCAAGGTATTGATCGCTGCCAAGCTCACGCACGTAGCGGAGCTGGCCGGACTCATGGCCCACCTGCGCAAGGAAGGCAGCGATACGCAGCTTCGTGACGATGGCGTATTTGCTCATCGCAACATTTAGGACAGGAACAAAAACGCCAGCTCGGGAGCTGGCGTTGGGGAGGATCTGCAGCAACTGCTGCGTGGTAATCGACATGCGTGGTTCTCCTGATGAGTAGATGTTGAGCTGGCCGGTTAAAGCTGTACGACCTTGACCGGTTTTTCTTCTTTCTTTTTCTTGCCCTTCGCCTTGGCTTTGCCGGACTTCCCGCCATTACATTCAATGGCCGTGGTCCAGCCAGACTGGGTAAAGACCTGTTCAACCGAGTCAACCAGGTACTCGCCATCAAGGCCGACTTTGAAGTCCAGTGCATTGATCATTCGCTCGGCGAACAGATCGGTGCGCCCCGCCATTTCCAGCCGAACACCTGCGGTGCTGCGATTGAATGCCGCGAGGCGCGCCTTGGCTGCCTGTTCAGCAGCGGACTTATTGGGGTGGATGTGGCGGTCGGTATGGATGGGCGGGAGACCGTTAGGGGATTGATCGTTGCTCAGCTCAACTACCTGCAGCTTTCCAGTCTTCTTGTCGAGATGCTTGGCCTGTACGGCTTTCTGCGTCGTTTTGTCGCTGAGACAAAACTGCCAGCGTGCTACGTCATGACGACGGATTGTTATGACCCCCAGAGCTTTCCCGCTCGCGCTTAATCCGTCTTGCCGAGGCAGCACCAGCAGCTTGCCGTCTGCAACCTTCGCTGTGCAGTCATACTTCTTGGCCACCCGGGTGATGAAGTTGTAATCAGACTCATCGAGTTGATCGACGCGAGGCACTTTGGTCGTGACGGTACACACCGGCTTCCAGCCATTACGTGCAGCAACATCGCTGACAATCTGCTGGAGGGAGACGTTCTCCCAACTGCCGGAACGCGTGGTCCGACCGCTGCCGCGCATATCGCTGGCCTTGCCGCGTATGACCAAGGTATCGGGAGGACCGGACGCCTCAATGTCATCAACGGTGTATAGACCGAGTCGGGTCAGTCGATGCCCTTCATAACCCAGATATATCTCGATGTCCGCACCACGCGCAGGCAGTGAGACGGCCCGATCCCTGTCGTCGATGCGCAGCTCAAACTCATCTGACTCCATACCAGGCTTGTCGCTTGTACGCAGCAATAACAGACGGTCGTTTATCAGGGACGTAATGTCGCTCCCTTCAGCGAGAATGCGAAAAATAGGCTGCATGAACGAAGTACCCGCCATAAAAAAACCCGCACAAGGCGGGCTTTGACAATTCTTTCTGAGGTTTACAGAGTGATAACTCTGCGTTAGAAGTCCAGTGGAGCATTGGGATCAACTTTTTGCCCACGGAACAATCCGAGCGTACCTGTTTTCTTGGTTGCACCTACAATCGCGCGACCACGCGCTTCGTCTTTGGTAATGCTATAGGCGACGGATAGCGCATCTAAGCTAGCACCATGCAAGCGATCCTCGGCTACTTGGAGGTCAAGATCATGAGGCTCTAGTACCTTGATAAAATGCACACCTACCGACGTGAGATCGCCATCGCCATAAAGAGATTCGAGTTCTTTTTTTCCTCGTTAAAGATTTTTCGAACAAGCTGAGGATCAATGCCTTCTCTAATCAAATTTTCGATGACCGTCTCAGACCAAGAAGCGTATTCCATACTACTGATTCCTTTCATGACTATTTGAATGTTGCAACGCAATACATACCATATTTCTCAGCTCCAGAGCTGTATCACTTCCTCAGTCTGGGTAAGCAGATCCGGTAACAGGATCTGCACACCCGCTCGATAAGGTTGAGGCTCATCAGCCAAGCCCTGATTCGCATCCAGCACCGCCTCAACGCTACCGTTCAAGTGCCCGTAATACTGGTGGCAGATAGTGTCCAGCAGATCTCCGTCAGACGTTCTGCAGATCGTCGCCATAACTTACAAACTCCAGTGAAAAGCCCTGTTTTCGGGGAATACCCCCGGCGAGCAGGTTGCTCTGTTCTTCATCCACACTGAGCAGGCACCAGTTGCCCAACACCTCGCCGTAACCAGTTGTCAGGCTCAGCGGCTGCAGGTTGCGCCCCATACTGCGCAAGGTATCAAGTTGCTTGAGACCGCCCTTGAAGCCGGGGAAAATAGCGCCCTTCAAATTCAGTTTGTCGTCGCCCAGACCGACTGCCTGTTGCGCAATGCTGCGCGTCAAACGCTCTTGCCCGGCCCAGCGGAACGCGGTCTGCCTGCGAAGCTCATCGAAGGCAGCCGTGTCCAGGTTGAAGTAGTACGGCTGCGCCTCAGGCTTGAGCGGCTGGACGATCAGTAAATGCGGGAACGGCTTCACGGCCTCGGGTGCCGGTGTGATCTGCGCCGCAAAACTGCCCGTTGGCACGATGTTGCCCAGCGTCGGACTGATGCTTCCCGCAACCCGATTGATCGCAGCTCCAGCCTTGGAAGCCTGCTCTTGTAGTGCCCCCATGCGCTCCTGCACTTGCGATGCTGCACTGGTCGCCTGCCCGTACATCGCCGCTACCTGCCCAACCTTCGACTGCGCAACACTGATGCCTCGCATAGTACGTTGCAGTTTTTCGCCAATGGCTGGACCGATAAACGGGACGTTTTCCAGCTCCGACGCAGCCCCCGTCATATCACCGACGGCCCCATTCAAAGGACCGAGCATGTCATCCAGACTACGGCGTCCAGCCTCTCCCGCTGCAATCAGGTATCTCAACGATGACTGCAGTTGTTCTGCGTAAGCCATAACCTTTCCTCACCCTACGTGTGGGGCATCAAACAGTTGGCGAGCAGACGCCTGCCGACTGAACTCTTCAAACTGACGCTGCAGAAACGGTGCGATGTCCCGCGCCAGTTGTGCTGGGTCCTTTACATCGCCTTGTACGTTGACGGGCATATGCGGCGCGAAGGTGAATTGCTGGTCGAACTTCGTGGGCTCTGGCTTGCTTTGCTCGGCAGCCTTGACCACGGCAGGCAACGCCAAAGGTGCGGGTGCTACCGCCGCCATTGCTTTGACCACATCGCCAGGTGCGGCAGAAGGTTTGGTATCCCCCGTCTTGGCAGTGATGGCCTCGGTTTTTTCATCTGAGCCAAACAGCGCTTTGCCCAGAAAGCCACCGATACCCTGCCCGCCCATGCCACCAAGAAAGGCACCGACCGCGCCACCAATGGCCGTACCGATCACCGGCACAATAGAACCAATCGCAGCACCCGCCGCACCGCCTGCCAATGCGCCAGCCAGGCCACCTGCCGCGCCACCGTAGCCTTCCGCTTTCTCGTCTTGGGTCTCGGCGTTCTGGTACGTGTCCAGTGCTAACAGTCCCGCATCCAGCAGCTTCTGACCAGGCACCGGCTTTGCGACCCCGCCTAACTTTCCTGCGGCACCAGCCAACCGCGCCAGTCGGCCTGCGGGTACGGGAGGAGCTGGCGGTGTCGGAGGACGCGGAGGTCCTGTTCGTCGACCACCGGCACCGCCAGTTGCACCGCGCCGTCTGCTGCGGCGTGATCGGCGTTGATCACCCGGCGCATCCGAGCCTCCACCGAACGCACTGGCGTTGACCACAAAGACTTTCTGCGGCTCAGAGCTGCCGCCGTTGGCACCGTCAGAGTCATTACCACCTTCACCAAACAGATCAAGGATCTTCAGGCCGGTGTCGACCGGATCAAAACCGGTCTTGCCGCTTTCCTCTGCGTCGTCATCAGCATCGTCAGCGCCGCCCTTGCCGTCAGCATCAGCTTTGTCCTTAGCCTTACCTTTTGCTTTGTCGTTGCCTTTGAACGCTTTGAGACCTGTTTCCAACAACCCTTTGACCGCGCCCACCTTCCCTTCAGACTTATCGTCTTTGTCGCCCGAGTTGGTGACGTAGACTTTCTGCACCTTGTTCGGATCACCAGTCTGGGATCCACGCCCCAGGTTGAGCAGGCCCTTGCCGATTTTGAACACACCGGCAGCCGACTTCAGCGCCAGCAGCCCAGTGCCTATCGACGCGATGGCCAGCACCACTGGCTTGGATGTGTCAGAAAGCGCAGTAAACTCTTTAGCCGTTGCAGTAATGCCCTTCGCAACCGCGTCAGTGACCGGACGTATCGCATCACCGATGCTGCGCATCGAATCGTTGACTGCCTGAAACGTCTCGGCCCAGATCTGCGACGATGCACCACGGCGCTCGGCCAGGTTTTTGTCGAGGATCCCCGAAGCGTTCTGTGAGTCTTTTTTCAGTTGCTCATACAGAGCGCGATTCTGCGTGTAAGCGGTCAGTGCAGCCTTGACCTGCATGTCAGCAAACAGATCGCCGGTGCGTAGCGCCTGCTCCAGCGAGTCCAACATCTCCTTGGCTTTCGCCGGATCAGCCTCCTTACTGATCTTGGCCGTTGCCTCCTTCATTTTTTTGGCTTTTTCAGGGTCTGTCTTTTCGATGTAGCGCTGGGCCAGCGCGAAGCTGGACTCAAGGGTCGACATGCCCTTTTGGATACCCGTGTTCAGCGACCCCTGATAATCGATACCGACGTCCTTGTATGACTTCACCACGTCCGTGGAGCCGATCTTCTCCATCCAGTTCTTCAGGTTGTTGGCGGCCTCGTCCGAGCCACCGGCCGTTTTCATCTGGACCTGCAGCATTGCGCCGAGCTGGCTCACCGAATCCATGCCGGTGACACCCAACTTACCCATGCCCGCCAGCAACTGCGGAAACCAGCGCGCCATGTCGCTGGCCTCAAAGCTGCCAGCCTGGCCCTGCATGGCAATTGTCTCGAGGGCTTTTTCCATGACCTTGGGGTCGGTGATCTTGGCGTTCTGCTGCAGTGCCTGAATCATGTTGGCCGTATCGTTGCCGCTGGCCCCCTGCCCGACTGCAAACTTCGCTGCCACCGGCGCGTAGGACAGTGCCTTGTCCAGGCTCATGCCTGCGCCAACCAGCTTGTTGACCAGATCGGCCACGTCATTGCGTGCCATGCCGGTGTCTTGCGAGGTCTTGATAACCGAGGTGGTCAGCTCTGCTTCCTGCGGCTGATTGGCTACGCCGGCCTTGATGGCGATGTCCCGGATGATTGCCTGATAGTCGGCACTGATCTTGGTCGGTACGGCCATTGCGCCGACACCAGCGACGGCGGTACCGATACCCGACTTGAGCCCGGCTTTACCCTGCTCGATCTGTTGGTGCCCCTTGACCTTGAGGTCCATGCTTCTGGCCACACGGTCAAGGGACTGATATTCCTGCCTGAGCTTACCGACCTGAACGCCTTGTTTACGCAGCGTGTCGAGGTTGTTCTCAAGCTTGCGCAGCAAACCAGAGGCCGATGCGGCACCACTGTCATGCGCTTTCTTCCACTCATCACGCAGGCGCATGGTTTCGCCAATCGTGTTTCTCAGCACCTTGGCCTGATTACCGCGCTGCTCCAGCTTCTTGATGCGGCTTTCAACGGTATTGAACGCCGCACCCACAGTCGGGCTGACAGCGCCGCCAATCACCAGGCCCAATGCCAGATTGTTCGCCATCACTCACCTCTGATGTTGGGATGGGCTCAGTCCGTGAGCCACCAGATCATGTCCGAGAAAGACATGGACATGATTTCCGCCGACGAAAAACCCAGCTCTTTTGCGAGCCGCTTCGCCGCGAGCCTCTGCAATGCGGGGTCAAAGCTCGTCGTCGCGCACCAGGCGAAAATAACCGGCCTGCAGGCGGCTGTAGTCCTTGAGGGACAGCCCTTCAAGATCGCGGACGCCCATCTCGGCCAGGGATGCAAACAGGTTCAGCTCGCGTTGTTCGTCGTCGCCGTTGGCAGCTGCCTGGGCGGTGCGCACATCGCGCACGGTAGGTGCGCGCATGGTGATGGTGTCGACCTGAACGCTGTTGACCTCGGCAGGCTTGGTCAGCTTCACCGACACGCTCTCGGCCGTCAGGGTCATCCACTTTGGATTGGTATTTACTTGAGACACAGGATTTATCCTTCTATCAGAGGCCAAGGGCCGAACGTTCTGCAGCGAGCTGGTCGACACCGTCGATAACCCGTTTCATGCCCAGTGCATCAATCTCGTAGATCAGACGGCCGTCCACTTCCAACTTGTAGTAAGTGAGCGCGACAGCGTGTTTGATCTCGGACTTGTCACCGGGCTTCCAGTCCCCCATGTCGACCTCTTTGAGCCGACCACGCAATGTGACCACGACCGGGGTGACCTTGCCTTTCAGGCCCTTGAACGCTCCACGGAATACGCCGTTGAATGCAGTGCCATCTGCCAGGCCGAAAAACTTCAAGGACTCACGGCGCACGCCCGTGGTGGTGAAGTTGGCCTCCTGCTTTTCCATGCCCATGTCCAGCTCGACCGGCAAGTCCATGCCACCGGGGCGGTGCTCTTCAGTCTTGAGTGTCAGCTTGGGCAGGGTCAGGCTCGACACATCGCCTTGGAAGCTGACACCGTCGACGAACAAGTTCAGGTTGCTCAGTGTTTCTGGAATCATTGCCATCGTTGCAGCTCCTTAAGCGGCAGAGTCGAGCACTTCGGTCAGCCATTGGTTGGTGACTTCAACGCGGAAGTTGGGGTTTTCGGCAGGTGGCACGTCGGTGAATCGGATGTTCCAAAACACCTTGCCCTGCTCCAGCTGACTGGCCGTGTTCAACTCGGTGTCCGCGAACACTTCAAAGTTGATGATCGCGCCCTGATTCTTCAGGTCACGCATGAACGCCTGCAGGCCCTCGGTCACGTCCTTGACGTAGGTGGCAGTGATCGAGCGGTCGACCGCCCATTTGTGCCCGTAGAGGATTGCGTCCATGACGATGTCCATGGTGCGCACGCGGGTCACGAACGCCCATTTGGGATCGCTGCTGAGCGTGCGGTTGCCCCATAACCGATAGCCGTCGTCTCGGATGATGGTGGCGATATTGGCGTTGTTGAGCAGGTTGGCCCGGCAGGATTCGTCGCCGTCCAGAAACTCGATGGGCCGCTTGGTGCCCGTGATGCCTGCGAACTCTTTGTTCGACGGCGAAGCCCAGAAACCGTACTCCGCGTCGGTCCAGGCGAACAGACCTGCCACCCAGGCAGAGCCAGGTGCATCGACTGTCCCATTGGCGGTGGTATCCCAGTACTGGACACCGGGGTCGACCATGAAAGAGCGCTTGCCACCGAAGTTCTTGGCGTACGCCATGACCGCTTCGTCGGTGGTGTTGGGGCCATCAATGATCGGCAGCGCCCGCAACTTGTCTGCCAGTGCAGTCAACGCTTTACCGACCGCCAGAATCGAGCTGTGCTTGGGCGCGATCAGCAGTCGAGGCTGGGCATTGAATCGACTCTTCCCGTCGAGCAAGGCCTGAAGCCCTGTACGGGTGCCATCAGCTTTGACACCGCCGATGATGGCGGAGGTCTGCAGGGCCGCGTCGTCCAGCTTGGCGACGCCGCACGCAACGATCACAGCCTTGGCTTTGACGTAGATCGCCTGACAGGCTTTGGTGATTGCCGAGTCAGGACCAAACGCTGCAATAGCCTCGCGCTCGGAAGTGATCAGCACCAGGTCATTGACCTTGGCGCTGTACGCAGGCGCTTCTGTGAACGTATCCACCAAGCCAATGATTGAGGACGTGGGGAGCGAAATGGTGCGTGCGCCGGTATCGACGTTCGTCACAGTCACGCCGTGGAAGAAACTCATAGGACAATCTCCAGAAACGAAAAACCCCGCATGGCGGGGTTGGGTGGTGCTGCGTTATGCGTAACGGGCGAGCGCTTAGACGAGCGCCGACACCCAGTCAGGAGGCTGGGGGCGACTCTCTGCGCTTGGGAATGCAGGTAACTGCGGCCAGTCGCGAAGATCCAGCCGCCAGGCTTGAAGTGTTGAGTACTGATCATCATTCAGCGTGGTCGCGCGCTTAGCTTCCTTTTCGTCGCGGTGACGCACGATCAGTGGGTCGGTGGTTGCCAGCCACTGGTCGCGCCAGTAGCGAGCGCCCTGTCTCAGTTGCTCGTCACTGGCCGGGGGGGGATCTTCGAGAATCGGGAAGCCAGCCGCACCCGTGACAATAAGCTGGCCCTCGCCTTGTCCGCCCAGCAACACCGAATAGTCCTGTTCTGACACTTCCACGGCGTCGTCAGGCATATCGTCACCCAGGATGTCAGGGCGACAGAAAGCACCCAGCGAAGCACTCCAGTAGTTATTCATTTATTCACCTATGGCCCAAACACGAATGAGGCGCGCCCCCGTATCCTCACTGAAGGCGAAGCCGTTGACGGACCCGAGGCCGAGTCCCTCCGTGGTGATTTGAAACTTGTTGATTCCCGCCCCGTTCCCCTGGATCGCGAACGCCTGATGACAGGCGTTTAGAAAACTGGTTGGGAGAACCGCAGTCCAGCCCATTGACGCCCCTGCTACGGGAGTGAATGAAATCTGCGTCCATTGAAGTATTTTTCCGCTCAACAATCGGGTCCATCCCGATTGTGCTCCGGACTTCATCTGCGCCTTGATGCGGCCAGCCTCAACCTTATCGATTCGAAAAACCAAATCGGAACCGGAGTTCTGTCCTCCACCCTCCGCAAACAGTCCACTGTCACCGTCCTCGGCGAACGTATACCCCGCCACTGATGAGTTATCCTCTGTATTGGGAGGGCCTTTGGGCACCCTCACACCACGGAAGAACTGTGCTGCGCCACCTGCGGAATGCTGGAAGATGACTTCGCCGTTGGCTGCCAACTGCAAAGTGCCGTCCGTGGGGCTGAACAGGCCGGTATCGTCATCAAACACAAAGCCACTGTCGTTTGTATTGCCCGCATTGGCCGCGCCTACCTTAGCCTTCAACTTACCCTTGAGTTGTCCTCCAGACAGGCTGAGCTTTTGCGAAAGCCCAGCCGCCAGCGCGGACTGTACAAATTCGGTGTTGGCGGCCAACTTGTTGTTGGCAACTACCGCAGGCGTGGGCACCGTAGGTGTGCCCAACAGAGCCGGGGACAGCAACGGGGCAAAGCCCGCCGTAATGTTCTGGAAAACCAACGGGGTTGTTCCGACACGAATCTGTCCTCCTGTAAGCAGTTGCCAGATTGTATCGGCCAGCAAAGTCCCCTCTTCCACAGAAACAATAAGCGCGGCAGTGACTTCAGGATCACTGTCTGCATCTTGCGAGCGCAGCCAGTTGCCGCTGGCAACTACCGTGTACAGGCCATTCTCTTTCCCAGCGGTCTGCGACTTGACCAGGACGCGATCACCGTCGACAAGCTCAATGCCGTCCACGGTTTGCAGACCGGACAATTTGATGTCTGTCGAGGTCGCAACCCGTACCGACTGCTTGTGATCGAGCCTGTTGAGTTCGTCGGCTACTTTACCGTCAACGTAAGCACGCGTTGCCAGCACCACAGAAGGATCAATTTTCAGCTCAACGTTGCTGGTATTGCTGACCAGCAGGTTGATACGAACTATCTGGGTACGACCGGACCCTTGAGTCAACGCCGGTTTGTATGATGGCGCACAGTTTGCGACCGCGACCATGTCACCATCGGAGTCGTACAAGGCGATTTCACGAATCCAGAACCCGCCCACTTCAGCAGGGATGACCTGCTCGGCGATGATGATTGCGTTATTGGCAGGGTCAACCTTGAGCTGATTGAGCGGCGCTCGACGCCGCTCGTTAATCAGTTTTTTCTGCGAGGCATCCGGAACAGGATCGGCCCCGTTGGCATCCCCGACGCCCATTTGTGCAATTTTCCATGCGATGCCCAACGCATCGGCGTTCGCCTGTTTGGCAGCACCGATGTTGGTCAAGATGGCAAAGAATTGCGAAGTCTGATCGATCATGCGAAGACATCCAGAGTATCGATAGTGGTTTCACGTCCACCCAACCCGACAAAACCTGTGACATCAATGTCACGCTGCACAGGTGGGTAAACATCGATTTCATCGCCTTCGGAAACCGACAAGGCCATGTAAAACCTGCCGGTCGTTTCCAGGCTTATAGCCAGCTCCCGCATGTGCCGACTGACCGGCTTGGCGTCGTCGATCAGGGCGGTCAGCTCTTGATACATCTCTTCGGTAATACCGGTATCAAGCACCCCGACTTTCAGCGAAAAGGTTCCCGGTATGCCCTGCGGTACGGTCTCCCACCACTCCAGCACGTCAATCAGATAACCCAACGGCTCAACCACACGGCGAATAGCACCAATGGTGCCTTTGCGTGCATGGATGAAAAATGAAGCGGCGATAGCCGCACGCTTCACCGGCTCGGACCATTCATCATCCCAACGGTCCACTGACCAAGCCCAGGCAAGGTGGTACAGCAGGTGTGCAGGACAGGTCTGCGGGTTGTACAACGTGCGCAATGGAATCTGGGTGACTTCATCCGTAGCCACTTCAATGGCGCGTTCCAGCGGGGTGCTGTTGAGGGGGAGCAAGCTGGTCATCTCAACTCCCCCGCGTCACAGTGAATGCTTCGCACCAGGCTGCCTGCGCCTTCGTCGGACGGATATCGGTCCAGCCCTCCAGGTCAATACGGCTGACACCGCTAATATGCAGTTGGGCATCAACGCCGGACCGGGCGACCTCAAGTCCCAGGCGTCTCCGGGGGTTGATCCAGGCCTGCAGACGACTTTTGCATTCAGTCAAGGTCGCCTCGGTTTCAGGACCGCTGCCGACCATGTGAACGACCGCTTTGATCCGATAAGGCAGGATCTCCGCGCTTTGCACTGTCAGACGGTCGCCGAGCGGGCGTACATCTTCGTCACTGAGATTGAGCCGAACGGTCTCCAGCAAATCCGCACTTGCCACACCGCTGCCTTCCAGCGCGAGCACCGTGACAACCACCACCGCCGGGGAAGGACTCTCGGCGGTCGCATCGGCCACCAACGCCGAAGCGTTGCGTGCATGCAGGATGTAGCTGTTTCGTGGCCCCGCCGTGGTGAGCCCTTCATAGGCAAGCTGGACACGCTCCTGTAGGGCGTCATCTTCTTCCATGACCGCAGCGGTAGGCGGCACGACGTTCGGATCTGCTGCCTGAATCTCCAGACGCTTGAGATTAACGTTGGCTGCCAGCTGATCGAGATCCCCTTTTCGAGCATAGGCCAGCAGCAGAGCCTTGGCCGCGTCGTTGACTCGGGCGCGGTTCTGAAGCCGCCGATATGCGCCCAGCTCAAGCAGCTTTGTCACCGGGTCACTTTCCAGCAAGGCGCTCCAGTTATCGCCCATGTACTCACGAAATGCGCTCAGTTCTCCCTGATAGACCTCTTCAAAGTCCAAGTCTTCGAGCACCTGCGGCGCGGGCAGCGCCGACAATTCGATCAGGCTCATGCCGTTACCTCCAATACTGCGTTGTCACCGAGGTAGGTGCCTGTCAATTGCAAGGTGACCTGTCCGTTCAGAACGGCAATCACCCTCACCCGCTCAAGGCGCAGGCGCGGCTCCCAGCGTGAAAGCGATCTTGCTACCTCGGCCTGCACTGCGCTCTTCCAACCATCGTTGACGGGCAGGTCCACGAATCGCCTGATCTTGCTGCCGTACTCTGGCAGCATGCGGCGGCTGCCAATCGGTGTCGTGAGGATGTCTTCGATGGACTGCCGCAGGTGCGCCAGGCCGGAGACGGGCTGACCGGTTCGGCGATCCATTCCGATCATGACTTACTCCAAAGGCTCAAGGTCGGGATGCTTGCTCAGACACTGCACCGCGACCACGTCATCTGCCAGCACGGTGACAATGCCTTTGGCGACCGCCAGCGTGCGGTGATCCGGCAGGATCAGCGTGCGGGAGGTGTACAGCGTGTCACGGTAGGTCCGAACCGCCACCGGTGGCGCGGGAGGTGAAACGGCATCAGCTACGGATGCAGTCGCAGGTGTGACCTGATTTGCTTGAACGGCCGGTTCATCACCAGAAGCCTTGTCGCCTTTCACTGTCGCCATCGAATAATCTCCAGACATTAAAAAGCCCGCAGTGCGGGCCGGGTCAGTGCTTGTGGTTCGGGGTGTTGCCGCCCGTGTCGATAATCTGCCCGCCGCCATGGATATCACCGACTACGGCGAGCGTTCCGCTGATCGTGACGTTGCCATCCAGCGTGATCGTGGCTGCCTTGGCAGTGATCATTCCGGAGGTCGCACTGATAGAGTCGTCGGTCACAACGGCCGAGCTGGCTCCGACTGTGACAGTAACCGTTCCAGAGGGCAGATCAATTGTGTAAGTGTTGGCCTGCCAGTCGTAGATCAGGGATCCGCCATCGTCGAAGCGCCAGACTTCCACGTGATCGCGGTTATCAGGCTGGCCACCGGCATTGCCGTAAAGCCCAGGAATGAACGTGCCTTGGGACACGTCACCGCTTGCGCTGATCAAGGTGCCCTGCTCGTTCATTGACGGTGCCCGCCAATGGCGCGCCTTGCCAGCTGCAATGCTGTGCCAGCGAACCCAGGCACTCACCCAGTTTCCGTCTGAAACACGACAGACGGGAGGTGATGCGGCAAGGTCCAGCGCTACGACATAGCAGTCCTTGACGACTCCAGCGAGCATGCGGTCGTGTTCTGCAAGGGCAAAACTCATGACAGTTCCTCGGGCGAATGATTATCTCCAGCTCGGTCGAAGGCAAAAACCAACGTTCCGGGCGGCTCATTTGGCCACGGCCATTCCTCTTCGCCGAGGTAGATGCCTTGAGTCCACTCAACGACCCAGACCGCGTAGCCATCCAGCTCGGGACGCGACCAGTCCTGAGCGGCTCTCACGAACTCAGCGGGCTCGACCTCAAGCCCCCAGGTTTGCAGCCTCAGCAGGACAGCAAGCTGCGATGCTGCAAAGGCTGCCTGCTGCTGACATTGCTCACGCTCGGAGCCCACGATTACCCGTGCTTCGAACCGGGCAATCAGGGCTGTTTCTCCGGTGCACTGATCTATGCCTGGCTCAAACTCACCCAGTTCGATCAGCACGGCCGGAACGGCGATCTGCTCAAGCATATCCGGCATGGTGCCGACGTACTCAAGCCCGACTATCGCGGCCCTGATGTGTCGCTCAATGGCTTCGTACAGCGAATCCAGACTGAAAGCTTCGTCAGGCACGGGCAGTTCCTTTCAGATACTTCTGCAGCTCGTAATTGAATTCCTGCTTGAGGATCTCCAGCAGGCGCTCATCAGCACGTTTCACCCAGCTATCGAAGTGTGGCCTCGCCTCTTCAAGCGATACCTTGGCTTTGGCCAGCGGGAAGCGGCTGCCGTTTTCTTCGATAAAACCGGAGCGACGTTTGCCTTGCCTTGTCTCGGCATACGCGCCTGAGTCAAAGTGCTTGCTCGCGGTACGGATCCAGATATCAGGACTGCCGCCGTAAACCGTTTTGAAGAACGCGCCCTGATAACGGCGACCGGCAACGGATACGCCGGTACGGCTCTGCCGCGCACGGCCGATACGACTGGCAGAAATGGCATCCAGACCAAACCAAAGCTTGCCGCGCATCGTGCCACCGCTGACCGGGTAGGCCCGAAGGCGTTGCCGTACGGCCGTGACCGCGATGCGCTCCTGCCGCCCGACTGCCCTGGCAATGTGCGTGCGCAACCAGCGTAGCGTCTTGTTGATAGCTCGACGCTGGGCCGCTGCCGCTGCTTTGGGAACCGCTGCAGCAAAGTCCTTGAACGCTTCCAGATCAGCCGCAGAAGGCTGAAGGGTGATCATGCCGTCCTTTGCCGACTGTTTGTAGAAGCTGCCTATGCTCATCGCTTAAGCCTCAGGATAAGAGACACCCAGCCTGTACCGTCTGGCTCCAGGCCGACCAGGTCATACCGCCCACCCCCATCCTGCTCGGGCAGGTCGATGGAGACGATCTGACCAATCGCTACCCCAGTAGCGTCGTGAACGCGTATCGCGAAGTGCGGCTCCCTGATGCCGGTGTTGATGCGTCCGAGCTTGGGTTGCAGCCACGGGATTGAAAGAAACCCTGCGATATCGCGTCCGTCGACGGTTGCGATATCGCCCAGAGATTCAAGGATCTGGGCTTCCATGTCCTCAGCCAGTTCTCGAAAGCTCATGTTCAGTCACCGTCGCTTTCGTCAGCAGCTTCGTCACGGCTTGCTGACTGGGACTGGATAGCCTCTTGCGCCCGAGGGTCCGTGCTCATGGCGATACGCCCTTCTGCAATCAGCGCATCCTCCATCTCTTTGCTGGCCGGGGTGTATGGGCTGCCTCTGAGAATGACGTTGCGCCCCTCCTGAATGCAGCCATCCACCACGATATAGCCGGGCTTCTTGGCCATCTCACACCACCTTGGCGTAGATGAATGCGTCCGGCTCCAGCAAACCGGCGAGTGCCGCGCTCTGAAGCTTCAACCAGCGAGCGCTCGGCTCCTGGGTCGTCCAGCTCTTGGGGAAGCGCGCCGCTTCGACCAGCCCGCTCTCGATGGCTTCCAGATCCTGAATCGCACCGTAAAGCATGGCGTTACGCGTGGACGTCGCGCCCAGAATCAGGCCGCCCGCTGGAATCATGGGCTGCTCATCGCCCTCGTCATCCAGGTACCACTCTTCATAACCGTAAAGGTCGACACCCGGATCGTTTAGGTAGCCCAAGTAGGTGACGCCGTCCGGCAGCTCTTCCGGCTTGATCAGGCCCATGTCCACGCGACGGGTGTTCAGTTGCTTGATGACCGTCAGGTTGGACTGGAATGCATCAAGCGCCTCACCGCTCAGCGCAGCAGTGTTGGCAGTGCGGCCGGAGTCTTTGGCGATCTTGCGTTTCCAGGCGCGCAGGTTGCCAATCGGGTCAGATTTTTCGGTACCCCACTGCCCGGTGCCCAGCGTGATCTTGTGATCGTTAGCCATGAGGAAGTCGATGGTGTCATCAACACCGTCGCCCAGCACGCGCACCTTGCCGGTGGTCAGTGCCTGGGCACACATCCACTCCTCGCGACGAATGATTTCGTCGTCCAGGTCGCGCAGATCCTTACCCAGCATCTGTCCTGCACGCTCCAATGGCGTCCGGCTGGAGAAAGGGTTATCTCCTGCCGAGCGTTTGAGGACCAGCTCAGCGGTGGTTTCACGCTTGGGCTGGATGTACGGCGGCGCGTAGGAGTCAGTCCGGTAACCGTCACGCAGCGAAATGCTACCGGGCAGGCGCGGATGAACAAACGGGGCCATTTTGCGCTGGCCCTTGACGATATCAATGTCCACCGTTTTGGTGGGGAACGTCACGGGGCTGCCGCCATTGAAGAACGTGTTCAGCAGAAAACGTCGCGCCGTGGGCATCTGCTCTACGGCTTCAAGCATGGTGCGGGTGTCAAAAATATCCATCAGAAGCTCCGATTAACGAATGAACAGGCACAGCGGCCGCAGGGCTGCTTTTGCTTTGGCGAGTGACAGGCCTTCGCCCAACATGAGCTCAGAGCCCAGCACCTCGCCGGTGAGAAGGATCGATGCTGGATAAGCACCGCCGGTGGTGTCTACGTCTTGGTCGAGCACAGCCTTGGGTGCCTGAGAGCCGTTGTCGGCAGCGGCGGCGCTGAGCACGTACTCGCCCGAAGCGTCGACCTGACCGAGCACTGCGCCACGCTTGAGCTTCTGGCCTGCCGCAATGATTCCGGTCTCAATCACCACAGGGAATGCACCTGCAGAGAGATGACTGGGGACGTAGGTCTGACGGGTTGGATTGCTCATGATGTTCTCCTGATCAGCGACGCGAAGCGCCCGCGACAATGGCTCCGACTACGGCTTTGCGCTCACCCTGAGCGTTGCCATCGGCGGGTGTAGAAGTAGATGCACGGGTGCTGTCGGCCTTAATGGCGCTCAACGAAATGCCACGGTCCTGGGCAGCTTTGAACAACTGCAAAGCGGTTGCCTCAACCGAGGCTCCGGAATCGATGGCCGCCGTGATTTCGGCCTCAAAGCCCTTACTGGCCAGACCGTTGATGCCCTTGATGCGCTCACGCTCAGCGGTGACCGCCTGCGTGCTGGCTTGCGTACGTGCAGTCTCCAGTTCGGACTGGCTGGCCTGGGCAATCTCGATGGTGTTTGGGTCGGTGCCAGCGGCCAGTGCATCGCGCAGCTGAGCGGTGGAATTGACGGTGGTCATAGTGAATGTCCTCGGTTGTCGAGCGGCCGGTTTGGCCAGTTCGGTAATTAGTCCTTCCAGTGAGCCCAGGCGGTGAGCAAGGCCCGATTCAACGGCGGCAGCACCTACCCGCAAGCCGCCAAAATCCCCCATTGCGGGAACATCGTCAGAGGCCACGCCGAGGTTGCGGGCAACCTTGGCCACAAACACCTCGCCCATTGCATCCACGGTCTCACCGACCTTGGCGCGCCCCTCTTCGGTGGCCATGTCCAGCCGTTTGTTGGGGGCGTTACGGCTGACAATCTGATAGCGCTTGCGGCCGGTGCTAGCCTCCCCCTCGACCACGGCCTCCACCACAACGCCAATGCTGCCGAGTAACGCCGTCTCATCGATGACGATCTCGCTGGCCGCAGACGCCAGCCAGTAAGCAGCGCTGGCCCCCGTTCCACCGATGTAGGCCACGATGCTTTTGCGCGCGCGTCCCGCATGGATCTGGTCAGCCAGCTCGTTGATGCCCGCCGCCACACCGCCAGGGCTGTCGATATTGAGGATGATGGACTTGATGCTTGGGTCATCCAGTGCCGACTGCAGGTCGGTGGCCAGCACCTGAGTGCTGGTCGCGCCACTGATCTCGGTAAACAGATTGGCGTAGCGAAAAACCGGACCGACCACCGGGATGATGGCGACGCCGTTGCGAACGCTGACCGTGCGGCTGTTCTCCAGCCGGATACCGGTTTTGCTCTCCAACGCACCCGGATCGCCCATGCGGTCGGCAATGGTCAGCAGGTTATCCAGGGCGTCAGGCAGCATCAGCCAAGGCTGCGATGCAGCCAGCTCCAATGCGCGGGGCATGGTTATTCCTCGTTGGGTGGTGTGGGTGGATCAGCGATGACGCCGCCTTTGGGCAACATGTGCAGGTTGTCTGCGCGTCGCTGCTCGACTTCTCGGACGCGCTGGCGATAAACCTGCTGCCAAGGCTCGCCCGTCATTGCGGCCGTTTCGAGGGTCTCGTTACTGACCCCTATTTCGATCCGCTTACCGGCCGCATTGGCCTCTTTCAGCTCATCAATAGCGCCCCTCGCAGGGCCTATCCAGATGCCCTGACAGTAGGCTTTACGCTTCGCAGGGTCCGAATAACCCGGCAGATGGATCAGCCCCCTGGCCACGGCCTCATCAATGATCAACTCGCGGCTTGGCTGACAGAAGTCACAGGCCAGCCACCAGCGCCGAACGCTGTAGAATCGCCAGGCTTGGAGCATTGCAGCGCGTGCTGCGCTGTAACTGCTGCTGTAATGCAGCAGCAACTCCTCCATCGGTTGTTCCAGCGCCGCGCCGATCTCTTTAACGACCGCCGTGAAGAAAGGGTCGAACTGGGCATTGGGGCGAGCCGGATTGGCAACCACCGGCTCCTCGCCCATTCCCAGGTCGACAATGGCACCCTCCCCTAACGCCAGCTCACCATCATCGGTGGTATCCCCGCCCGCGCCCTCGTTACCCATGGCGGACATGGGCAAGTTCGAGACGTTGAAGTCGTTGTTCTTTTTGATGAACACCGTGAACATCGCGGAGATAACCGCTGCCATCAACTCGGCGCTGCTGTAGCGCTCCAGCTTCTGGAGCGGTTCCAGCACTGGAGCCAGATAAGGAGCGCCTCGCTTCTGGCCTGGCCTTTCCTTGTCCGACATGACATGCATGACCCGACGTCTGCCGGTCACATCACCGAAAGTAGGCAGTCGCTCCCACGCGAGGTTCTGGCCTGCCAGAAACTCATTGGGATAGCCGTTGCAGACGTGATACGCCAAGGGGGCTCCCAACCGGTCAAACTCGACACCTTCAACCATGTCTGCGCGGTCCATGCCCCCGTCGGGATTGCAGACACGATCCGATTCGATCAACTGCAAACGAGTGCTGAAGATGCATCCCGGACGCTCATCGTCGGGGCTGGCGATCAGAACGTCGCCGCAGACCATGGCCGATATGAGCACCAGCGCCTGCAGTTGGTAGTGATTGAGCGTGGCTTCGGCATCACACTCGCGGGGGTCATCGGCGTACAGCGACCAGATCCTATCCAGTTGAGCATTGAGTTGCTCGGCCTGCTGCTCGTCGATGCCGACAGCGACATGATCGATCTGTGCACGGCAGACCAGGCCGGTGCCGACCACATTGGTGCGCAGACGGGTGATAGCCGCCCGAGCGATCAGATGGTTGCGCATGGCATCACGCGACCGGGCTACCAGCATGCGTCGCTCGCTGTGGTGCAGGTCGCGCCTGGCACTGCCCAATCCAGGAATCCAGCCCGCCATGCTGCGCAGCACACGGGATGCGCCGCGCCAGCGGGTTTCGACTCCGCCACCGCCCCCCTGCGCTTTGGCAGGCTGCCCTTCAGATACCGACTTGGCGAGCTTGAGTGCCTCACGCATCAACAACTCGGCAGGGTCTTTGCGGAAAAAACCCATAATCAGATCACCATGTAGGAGATGCGGTTTCGTCCCCTACCCTGCAGCGACGCCTGTTCCAGCGCGACCTCTTTGGCGTATTGCTGTTCAAGCAAGCGCAGGCTGTCGAGCTCGGCCCGATAGATCTCGCGATCTGCTCTTTTGAGACGCTGACCTTTTTTAAGGACGTCAGAGATCGCCGCCCGTACTTGCTCCAGGCGCATTTGTGCGTCAGTCATGATTGAACCTCTAGTAGCCTGCACGGCTGCGCGTGCCACGACCGCGAGCATTCGCTTTACGTGGCACAGGAGTGACGGCCTGCTCGGTGTTGAAAAGAGTGGGTTGCAGCAGTTGTTGCTCCAGCTGATCCCACTCATGTTCGCGTAACAGATGGGTCTTCAAGCTTCTGGCCGCATGCAGTGCATACACTTCGCAGTCCAGCGCTTCGTTACGGCGGCCCGCTTTCTTCTGCCACACCATCTTGCTGGGGTTGCGCGCGTGCGGGGCCAGTACTTCATTGGTTAGCTGTTCGTAGTAGTCCGAGCGGATCTCGCTGTACCAGTGCATCCGCCCCGGCCCTGCGCCGGTGAGTCGAAGACGTCCGTCGATCAGCGTCTTGGCCTTGTGGGTTCCGACGATGTAGACGCGCAGGCCATATTTCGAGGCCTTGGTGTTGTCCTGGGACGAGTCAACCGACGGGGACGGCCGGGTAAAAATTTCCTTATCACGGCTGTCAATCGATGCACCTTTGATCGCCATGATGTTGTAACGCTGCCGATCCCGAACGTACCCGTAGACCGCGTCGCTGGTGTTGCCGTCCGAGCTGTCGATGCTCACTGCGGAAATGACCAGCTGCGCTCCGCCCTCTGTCGCCACCGGCTTGGCAATCAGCCGATCCAGCTCCTGCCAAACGGCGTCATGCGGATCAATGGGATTGCCGTACAACTCGCCCCAGTAAAGCCGCCACGATTCTTCACCCCGGCCCCAGCCGATGATGACCAGCGCCAGCCGGTCCCCCTGAACGTCGACGCCCACCGTAATCAGCAGCACCCCGTTGGGTGCCGTCAGCTCTGCGTAAGGCTCGGCCCGCTTTTCCAGCTCATCGGTTTTGGGTGCATCGCTTTTGTATTCGTAACTTTCTCCCTTGGAGCTATTGACGAAGGCGATCATCGGCCCGATGTTGCCGTGGGACGCGGCGTGCTCGGCCTGAAGCTTCTTCTCAATCAGCGCCTGAAAGCGCGATCCCCAAAAGGTGGCGTACAGCTCGTTGAGAATGTAACCGGCAATGCCTCTAAACTCGGCCGTGGCGACCCAACGGCCGTGTTTGAGGTTCGCGTTTTTCTGGTTGTCATCCCACGAACAGCCGCAGTGCGGGCAGGCGTAATACGCATGTTCCGGCCGCTTCTTGCCGTAGACCTCGTGGTGATAGTCGGGATCGTCCGCGCAGAACAGATTGTCGAAGCTCAACGCATGCGACTGTCCGCATTCGTGGCAAGGCACGAGGCCTTCCCGCTTGTCCGAGATCTCCAGCTCCGCATCAATGGCTGACAGGCCCTTGATGGTTGGGGTGCCGCCGATGATGATTTTCGAGCGACGAAACGTCTTCAAGCGTTCCTTGGCCAGCTTGATGCTGTCCCCCTGCCCCCGCAGGTTGAGGTTGCAGTCATCAGGCTCCTCGACAGCGACTCTCGGAACCGGCGTGGACTTCACGCTCGCCGGACTGTTGGAGCCCACCATTTTCAGAAAGCCGCCCGGAAATCGCTTGAAGTCCTGGCGTTGCTGCAGCTTGCGACTGCGTAGATCGACCTTCTTGCGAAGCCTGGGTGTCGCCTCAATCATGGGCTCAAGCTTCTCGCCCACATACTGTTTGGCCGCTTCAGCCTTGGGAAACAACACCAGGATCGGAGACGGGTCGATGTCGATCCACTTGCCCAGGGCATTACCCAGCACGCCCGAAGTCCAGGCCACCTGCGCAGACTTGCGTCCTACGATTTCTGTAACGTTTGGATCGTCCAATGCCTCAAGCGGGCCGCCTGGCCAGACCAAATGCGGAGTCACATCGAACCGGTATTTACCCGGCCGAGCCGCCTCTTCGGCGGACAGCCAACGATACTTATCTGCCCATTCGATGATGCTCATACGCGGTGGAGGGGCCCACTTCAAACAGGCCTTGTGCAGGGACTCACTCGCCGTCTTCCTCAAGGCCCTCCGGGTATGGCTATTCGTCAGAATCTCCAACTGAGTCAGCATCATTGTCATAGTCCGATAGCCTTCTCAGGATGGCCTCGATGGGCTCACGAATCAGTAGATCGTCCACCTCTATGCCATACCGGGCTGAAAGCTCAGCGGCGAGCACATCTGGGAATGTATTGAGCAGTTCGACCTTGGCCGACATGATCATGGCCTCGAAGCGCTGGATCATGTCGGAGGCGATCACCACCTCTCCAAGCTCTTTGGCCAGCGCCAGCTCTTCACGATTTGCCCGGACCCGGTCAAGCCTGTCACGGGACGATTCTTTCTTGCCGTTGAGCGAGGCCTGCTGCATCAGCCACTGGACCACCGCTTCGGTGTCGTACTGATTTTCGTTGCCACGACCCAGACCAAACTCAACCACCGGCATGCCGTCGCTTTGCCACCGGGTCAGTGTGCGTTCGTCCCGGCCAACGATCTCACTCAAGTCGGCCTTGCTGACTTTCCTGCCCATACACAACCCTTTAGAAAGACGGACATCCCTGCAAAAAACTCAGCTGCACAAGAACCGCGAGTCCACGTACCCGTGTAGGGAGCCCTTCGGGGGAGGACCCGGAAACCGGCGCCTCGTGGTTGGCATCCCAGTCGAATGGACATGCCGCCCATCGCACACAGCTCAAGCCCGATGGCCTTTGGCCGAAAGATTGCTGATGGGTACACGTTAAGCCACCGACCCGACGAGCGAAGTGCAAACATGAATGATACGGAAAAGATCATCAGTGGTTATCTGTCAATTGCAGACATGCTCATGAGGATGAAAGAAACCAGCCTTATTGAAGACCCGATGGTCATAAGTCAGCTTAAAGAGCTGCAAATCGCCATGGCAGATCTAAACTCGATCATAGGAAAACTGGAGGAAGCGGAAGAGCTGCATCGAGCTGTCAAAAGACGCTTCAACCCTCGCTTGTATTTGGTTGAGCGTGTCCCAAAAAAAACGCCACCAAAGGCGGATAATTAACTCGAGGTGCAGCACCCGAATTTCACTTGCTCTGACTGCGCAGTATCTGGGCATCGATCTGGTCTGCGCAGGTGTCGAGCAGCTTGATGGCATGATCCTTAAGCTCCCACACGTCACCGTTCGACCGAAGATCCGCCTCGTCGGCATTGATGCGTTCGCAGGGAATCAGCTCAGGGGGTTCGATTCGGACTGCTGATGTTTTTGTTACCTGCACCGGCTTTGCCGCGCAGGCCATCAGGCAGAGGCTGAGCAGCCCAGTCACGCACAGGTTTGCTATCAGTCTTGAGCCGTTCAAAGTCTTTCATCGCCCGTTTGGCTTTGTCTTCACTGGCCTTGAGCCGCTTGTTCAGGTCAGCCTGGTAGTCGGCATTACGCTTGGCTTCCGCCCGTAGCGTAGTGATGGTCGCCTGGCTCTCGGTATTGGCAGCGATGGCTTCGTTCTTGCTCTTTGTTTCAAGCTGCATGGCACCGGTGATGGCAACGACCCGGTACTGCTGAATGCCTACCAGCAGTACACCCACCAACGCGATGATGATTGCGGCAGCGATGGCTTTCATACGGAATCCACCTTCCGGCCAATAAATCGGGTGACCAGCTCGCGAATGGCGGTAACGCCAAGAAAGCCAATGGTCCCACCTGCAGCAACCGATAAGCTGGGCGGCCACGTCATCCACTCAATCAGGCTGGACGCGACCAAGCTAAGAGAGCCGCAGATGAGCGCTTCAAAGAAGATCCGGCGCTTACTGGTTTCTTTGGCGTCGTAGAGGATGCGCAGTAGCGAAACGACGATGGCCATGATCATGCCCTGCCACAGTGGATTTGAAATGGCCGCCACGATCCTGGCCCACGTGTCTGGTTTATCGGGCATGGTGCGCATCCGGTTACCACCCTTTGGGGTGAGCTAAAATCAAAAAACCCGGCTCAATGGCCGGGTTTGGTGGTGTAGTGCGTGTGCCGCCATGCGGTCGCACCTATCGAAGATGACTACTTTTTACAGGTGGATTCCGGTGGCAGCAAGCCAGTATTAATGCCACCGACGAATATGTAGGCAACACAGCACCAAAGCCGCGGCAATGTAGACGAATACCCCCAATCGGCCATTCGCTTTTTTGCCCCTGTCCCACTGCCCCACTAGGCTAGAGACAGGTGGGACGCTTGAAGCCCCCGAAAACAAAGCGTTGTCCCACTGTCCTACCTTTATTGTTATTTCTCCGTGTAAAGAGGGAGTATTTAAACGCACGCTGACGCGCGCATAGCGCGTGATAGTGCCCGCTACGCTACATGTGGGAATGCTGGTTAAAGGTGGGACAGTGGGACGGAGCAACGCAGACGGGGCTGCGACCCGTCCCACCACGTAAATAGGCAGTGGGACGAAGTAGGACAAGCGGGAAATGGCAAGCCCCCTCAAGCAGCCTTGCCCCATAGCAGCCCTTGAATGCTCAGGTGTGCTTGATGCAGACGGTCGTAGTAGGTCTGCCGACTGCAACCGCAGTGGGTGATTTTTTGATGCAGGAAACTGTCGCTGTTGCAGTAATGCTCACGCACGACCAACGCCAGCTCGGGTGCCAGGTGCTTGTTGACGATCAGCTCTATGTCGGCAGACTCATCCAGCAGAACACGGCTGCCCCGCGTACCGCGTATCAGCTCCCCTTTGCACTCCATCAGCATGGCGATCATATTTCCGCCTGCAGCGGTTCCACCCGACGCAGGGGAATGCAGGTCTTCAGCCCAAAGTTTCAACATCGCATCAATTCGTTTAATCATCGAAGCACGGCTCATCAAACTTCTCGACAACCAGATCTGACGTCCGGCCCCAGTTCGCGGGCTTTTTGTATACCCACTGTCGCAAGCCGCTCTTCGACAGCACCGATGATCGCGCCCGCTTCCACCCCAGGCGGTGCATGATTGCGCCGACGCGCATCTGCTCTGGCTTGCCCCAGTGCCCAGCATCAAGCTTCAGCGCTGTGCCCAACAGCTCATTACCGCTGGTGGTTTCACCGATCTGTGACTCTTCCAGCCAATTCAGAATCAGCCCTTCCCACTCGTCGACCACGAAGCGCTCGTCCTGTGCCTCGGCAAACATGGACGACTCGTCACGATTGACCCACCAGATCTCGCCTGCCTGGAAGCAAAACATCGCCTCAGCCCACAACTGATCACGTATTTCACGCAGTTGCTCAAGTTCGACCTTCGTACACGCGACGGGCCAGTAGCGTCGGTTGCCGGTCGCGTCCTTGAGATATTCTTCTTGGTTGGTCGTACCCACGAAAACACACTGGCGTGGCACGTCATTTGTTCTCCGGCCATAGCTTTATCGGTATGTATCTGTCGAAGCAGAGAAGAATTGCTTGGCCTTGGTACTCTCGGCCTTGTTGAAGCTGTCCAGCTCGCCCAGCTCAACAATCCACTTGCCACGAATAGCCTGAAAGCCATCCTTGTCGCCGAGCGCGAAAGGAGTGTCCATGAACCAGTCGCCCCCGAGGACGCTCATCGCGGTTGACTTACCAGCGCCCTGTGCGCCTTCAAGGATCAGGACCGAGTCAGCCTTACAGCCAGGCCGCATCACCCTTGCGACCGCAGAGATCATCCACCGCTTGCCGACCTTCCTGACGTATTCAGAGGGCTCTACCCCCATAACATTGATGAGCCATTGTTCCAGTCGCGGCACTTGGTCCCACTCAAGCTTCTGCAGGTACTCACGCACTGGGTGAAAGGCATGGTCGTGAGCAACAATGCTGACCGCCTCAATGACGCTGGAAGCTTTGACCCTTAGGTTGTAGACCTGAGCCAGCCACTTCATGACCCGCATGTCATCGATATCAGCCCAGTCGCCAGTACCACCGCCGTAAGGTGCGGCCCGCAACTTGACGATCTTGGAGCTGAATGCACTGAAGCTGATCACTCCGGCCCAGCGTTCGTCGTTGCCGAGTATCAACTCGATATTCTGCATATGGGCAATGAGCGCGCCGTTCTCACTGCGTGCCAACTGGTCTTTCCAACCACCTGCTGCTGGGGGCCTGACGACCGCTAACACCTGACGGCGGACGGCCTCTAAACCCTCTGCGACATGCAGATCATTGAAGTCAGTCCATTTGTCATGACGCTCAACCGAGAAGATAGGCGCAACGACCTGACCACCAACGATCAGGGCGGCGTTGGTAGCCTTTTCCTCGCCTGGGTTCCAAAGCTGCCCATTCGGGCGTTTGGTCTTCCAGTCATCATCGCGGCAGATGATAATCGGTCGGCCAGGGAGACGGTCACGCATCAGCTTCGCGACCGCGAGCAGGTTGCCCGCATCAAAAGCAATGGCGACTCCGTATGAAGTCGCCATGTGCAGGCTAGCGCCGGTGGCGTATCCCTCACAGATCAGTAATGGCTCACCCGGCTCAGGCTCAGGGCCGATCAAATGAAACGCCCCCTCCTTTGACATGCCATAGGGCCAGTAGGATTTGTCGCGCCCGGTATCCTGTTGCTTTTCCGGGTAGATCACCTGCAGGCCGACTATGTGATCGCGGGCGTTGCTCATCGGGACCAGCACAGCATTTGAACGTGGCGCGTAACGAACACGAAACCCCACGATCTGCTTGCGATCCAGATAGGCGCTTTTGCCCTTATCAGGCATGCGTTTGAACATACCCGCCGCCCGACTGGCCGCACGGCGGGCAGCGTTAGCGGCAACCTCAGCTGCGCGGCGCTTAGCGTCCTCCTGGCGAGCGCGCATAACCTCACGCTCTTCAGGCGACATTCGGCCCGCTTTCACCTTGATCTTCTGCGACTCGCCCGAACGCCAGTCACCGAAACTACCGAAGATCAGTGACTCGTTTTTTTCGGTCCAATGCGCGTGAATGACGTACCAACCGTTCTTTTCCTTTCCCTTGTCCTGGGATGTCTTGCAACGGGTCAACTTGCCGAACACTAACGGTTGAGCAGGCTCAAGACCGTAGTCAGCGAATTGCCCTAGTACCTCATCGAGCATGACGGGCCTCTCGCAATTCCAGCAGAGATTGGCAGGTCAGGCATTGCGTGCAACCGGGCAAGGCACTACGTCGTGCATCGGGGATAGCCTCTTCACAGGTTTCGCAAAAAAGAAACGAGTGAAGCGTGGTTACAAGCTTGGCCGCACGCCGAGCCGCGAGGGCTTGATCTATACGCTCTTGCACCAGGTCATTAGCGAAGTCGGCAATGTCAGCCATGATCAGCACCCCGCGTCGTCTGATTGACGTAGGAGGCGCGGTTGAACAACCCGAGCAGGCCCTGAATGCCGCGAAACACCTGCAGGCGTATCTCAGCCAGTTCCTGATCGCTCACGACACCGTCGCCGATACTCTTTGCCCATGTCTCGGCAAGGTTCGCGACCTGATGGAAGTATTCTGCAATGCCCGTGGTCAATGTCTCCGGCATGTCGTTGGTATAAGCCTCTGCCAACTCTTGCCAAGTCGTATCACCGACCAAGGCATGCACTGCGTCCAGAATGCGGCGGTCCTTGGTCAGCTACAGGATCTCGCCGAACTCCTGAATGTTGACTGTATGACTTGGGTGTGTAGGTGACAGCTTATGTTGCAGGGTCGTGGGGTTTCTGCCGGTGGTGACGGCAATTGCAGCAGCGCCGCCAGGGTAGTCCCTTGCAGCATGGTAAAGCGCCAGATCGAGCGGCAGGATCTCCCGCTGCGCCCGTTCAATACAACTAAGAGCAATTCGGCTCATGGCATTAATCCTTGTAAGTTGCCAGTGCCGCGCAGCATGTAGTGGTGATACATTTGCCGCGTGGCTTGAAAGGGTCCACACGCCGGACTTACCGGCACCGTGCCGAGGCGAACGATCCGTCGTTCACCTCTGGCGCAAAAGCTGCCCGCTCTGTGGTGGAAGAGGCAGCAACTCAAGGCATCCGTGCCTTGAAAACGCGATGAAGACCGACGGATTGCATGTGGTGTGCCCGTTAACCTTGATCGCGCCCGGCTCCGCTGTGGTGGCGCGTGCTGGGGGAAACGGGCGGCCATTAGGTCGCCTTTTTTCTGCCTATGCTGCAGCTTTCTGAGGTGCTGAGTGTTCAAGCAACCATGAGGCATCGAACAATATGCCTTTTTGACGCGCGGCCTCTGCTAAAAGCAATGCGTATTTGGTTTCACCGGTGTAATCCGTGCGAGGCAAGCACGCTGCTTTTCTCCATTTGCTGAGGGCTTGGTAGCTTCTGCCGCAGACCTTTGCTGCGGCGCCTATTCCACCTACGGCCTCAAAAGCGAAAGCGATCGCGTTCGGTAATTCGTTAGAGCACATAAAATCACCCACATATCAACTGTAGGTTGATATTAGACATCAACTGACTATTGCGCAAGCCCTATGAGACTCTCAACCAATGGTTGATAAGAATGATTTGAGAGCGGCGTTTGCCGACCGACTGCGACAAGCCCTTGATGACGCAGGGGTGCGAAGCCGCGGCCGAGGTGTGGATGTCCATAATCAACTGAAAAATTATGGCGTGCACAAGACTACTCAGGCTGTAAGCAAATGGTTAAACGGCGAAGCCATAGCCGAAGCAGATAGCATGATGGCTCTCTGCGCGTGGCTGAAGGTCAGACGTGAGTGGCTGGAGTACGGAGTGCTCCCGAAGGCTTTAGGACTGGAAACCTATGAAGAGGTCGGCTCCGGCAGATCTGACGCGGGCGAAAACGTCTCCAAAATTCCACTGAGGTTTGGAAAAGTACCTTTGATTTCTTGGGTTCAAGCAGGAGCTTGGTGCGAAGCCTCAAATTTCGACCCATATGACAATGAGGACTGGATTTCCTGCCCAGTACCGATCAGCAAAAACGGCTTCGCCTTAAAAGTAAGGGGTGACTCAATGACCAGCCAAGGTTCGGGTCGAAGTTACCCGGCTGGTTGTATCATTTTCGTCGATCCAGATATTGAGGCGAACCCAGGTGATAGGGTCATTGCGCGCGTACCCCGAACTGACGAAATGACCTTCAAAGTATTGGTAGAAGATGCAGGCCGTCAATTCCTTCGTCCGATAAATCCTCAGTATCCGATTATAGATATAACAGAAGAAACATATATCTGCGGAAAAGTGATAGGCTCCTTCATACCTGAGTAGAAATTAAACCTAGAAAACTATTTTTTCCCTTAATGTATCTCTATTATATACAAGCTGGAACGGATTGATTTCTTTTGCTAAATCAACAGCAAGCCTGTAGCACTCATTAAATAAGGAAGCCAAGCCAACAAGCTTGTCCTCATCATTAAACACCTTCCGAGTAGAATCTGGTGTTTCCATATTATCTCGCCACCCCTTATTGATTATCAGATATTGCAATCGATCTGCAAGCGTATCCACAAGGGTAAGCTGATGATAAGAAGATGTGTTTAACAAGTGACGCATATCGTAGGCGATTGAGAGAATATCAAAGCTGTTCAACTTCACTATTGACTCTGCTGTATCGCCAGTAGCATCTGCCTGAAGATTTTTCATTAGCCTTACAATACGCTTTAAATTACCTCCACACTGCTGATCGGCATCATTAATTAATTTTCTGTTGAGGAACGGATAATTGGTTATAAATTGCAGATCTAGCTTGTTGAATATTTTCACTCCTTTAAGGTGTTCCAATAGATGGGTTTGATAATCTAATGAGTGAAACCAAAAAGCTGGAACAATATCGATTTTTCTCGCTAAACTGCCGCCCTCAAGAGCTATGGACTTACCACCTTCTGTATTCACATTAACTTTAGGAAAATTATTGCATAGAATCCTTTCAGAGCGGTATCTCAGGTCAGAAATAATCTCGGCTTTAGGTCTCGTATCGGTAGCGTCTACATAGGCGAAAGGATTAACAGATGGCGACTGCACTGTGATCGTGTCCGCAATCAGGACAAGCATATCCACATCAGAATAGCCTTTGATATGAACATCAAGCCCGACCGACCCCTGCAGTTTGTATTCGACGGTGACGCTTTCATTTAATAATGATTTAGACAAGCTATTTGCCACCCGCTCGCCTTCAGCAATAGAAATTTCTGTGTACCTCTTCTCCACTGGAGCCATAGCCCCGACAGCATACTTTACTCCATCGGGCTCTTGGATAGACTCAAAACTTTCTAAACCATATCTTTGGCCGCTCAGCGCTTTAGTTAATTCGGCGTAGTCACTTTCAGATGTGCCGTCAAAAGTAGGATTCTGTGGACCTTTGCGGCGATTTTTAAGCGAAGTTAGTCGTGAATTGAAATCCATTGCTACATCTTCCTTTTAATATTTATCACGCCAAAAGTGTTCCGACCGCTGTGATTAAAATACCGAATTTTACCGGTTAGCATATCTTTGCTTATCTCTGCCTCGCAATACCCTCGGTGGGTGCTTAACTCATGTACACTTTCAACTTCAGGATCATTGGCATAGCTATAAGTCAACAACCATCCGCCTAATGGGCTGTTCCGTTTGGCAAGGGTGGCGGTATAACTCCAGCTTTGACTCTGACTAGTTTTAAGATGGATAAGTATTTGCTTCCAATTCTGCGTAATACCAATTTCACCATCCCACTCAAATCGAGTCTGGCCATTTTCATTAAGGGTTTTACCACTCAACTCCCACTGGCCGCTCAGATCGGGAATATCTAAAAATGGAGATTTCCAAATCCATTTATTGAATATCCAATGCAAAAGGAAATACACGGCACCGGTCGTAACGGAAGCTTTCAGAAATCCGGACCAGCCAGTCAAATGGTTAGGGAAACTCTGAAAAAGACTTCCTAATTTGGCAAAATCTCCGGACACCAGTCGCCGAGCTTTTCGATGATGAAACAGATGACCTTCGCCGACGCCGAGTATGCCGGCAAGCGCAAGCAGACCCGTAAGCAATTGTTCCTGATCGAGATGGATCAGGTGGTGCCCTGGAAAGGTTTGATTGCCCTGATTGAGCCCTATTATCCAAAA